TACACGCAGATTGCGCGAGACCGAAGCGCAGTATGCAAAACCTACACAAAAGGAGTACCATTCTCCCGACGACGACGAGCCTATTACGCTCACACGCGCCGAATTGCAAGCCAAGATCCAAGAGGAGGCTATCAAAGTAGCTCCGGTGGTGAAGCAGCAAGAGGCGGTGTTAGAGCACCGAAAGGCAGTCATTGCCGCCCTCGATAAGGAGTTCGGAACCGAGAAGTTCAACGAAGTCGCGGCGGATTTGGATGAGGCATTAGGTGGATTGGCTGGCCGCAATGGTCATCCCAAGCCAGTCGCCGATGCAATCTTCGAGTCTGATAACCCGCGAGCCCTGATTGAATATCTCGCCGATCCAGACAACGAGGATGAGGCCCGGGCACTCGGGCGCATGAGCGCCACTCAGGCAGCGCGAGCGATCGTGAAGATCGAGGCGAAGCTTGACAGCAAGCCCAAGCCCTCCAAAGCGGCAGAACCACTAGCCCCCGTCAAGGCGGCCGCGAGTGGCAAGAAATCCATTTTCGAGATGAGCGACGAAGAGTTTTTCAAACAACGTCGCAACTTCGGCAAACGCAAATAAGGAGACAGTAAATGTCTAACGTTTTTAAAGTCACTGACATGGTGGCAAAGGAAGCCCTGCGCATCGCGCATGAAAAGCTTCAATTCATCGGCTCGATTGATCGTCAATACGACGAGACCTTCACCTATCAGCCGGGCCGTGGTCCTCTCGGGCAGACCCTGCGGGTCAAGAGCCCGAATATGTACAAGCGCCGTCAAGGTTCGCGTGTCATGGACGTGCAGGACCAGAACGAAACGACGCAAACCATCACCGTCGCGACCCAGGACGGCGTGGACATGCGTTTCAACAGCCAGGAACTGATCCAATCGGTCGCCAGCGAAGGCGCGTTCAACAACCTGTCGAAGAACTACATCGAGCCCGCGATTGCTACGCTGTGCTCTGGTATCGAGGCCGACATGCTCGCCTTCGCAACCAAAGCGACGTACCAAGTTGCCGGGACAGCCGGTACTGCCCTGACCGACCTCGTTGCGGTTGGCGCTGCGCGTGCCAAGCTCAACCAGCAATTGGCCCCGAAAGACGGCAACCGCTACATCCAGTGCGATTCCATCGCCATGGGTGGTCTCGTGAACGGTCTGAAGGGCCTGTTCCAGGACAGCGCGCAGATCCGCGAACAGTACCGCGAAGGCATGATCGGCCGCACCGCCATGGCCGACTGGTACGAAAACGACCGGATGTGGACGCTGCCGAACTCGGCCGACGTTGCCGGTGAAATCAACGCCGGTACGCTGACCAGCGGTATTACTGCGCTGACCGTGGACGGCTTCACCGCCGCGCCTGTGGCTGGCATGGTGTTTACCGTGGAAGGCATCTACGACGTTCACCCGGAAACAAAGACGGCCTACGCGCACCTGAAGCAGTTCGTCGTGACCTCGGCCACGACCACGACCATCAACTTCAGCCCGGCGATGATCTACGACACGACCAATGCACGTCAAAACTGCTCCGGTACGCCTGTGGATAACGCCGACATTACCTTCGTCGGCGCGGCCAGCACGAACTACGTGCAGCAACTGATGTACCACAAGGAGGCATATCAGTTCATCACGGCCGATCTGCCGCTGATGACCGACTCGGTTACCTGCGTGCGCAAGCGCATGGACAACCTGTCTCTGCGTGTCTGGCAGGGTTCGGACATCCGCAACGACGAGTTGCTGATGCGGATTGACATCCTGTACGGGATGGCCGCCCTTCGCCCCGAATGGGGCTGCCGGATCATCGGCGCAGCTAACGCCTAAGGAGTTTCAACATGGCACTTTCTTCCAATCTCGAACGCCTGGGCTATGGCAGCCCGGACGGCTGCGTTGCTACTGGCATCCACCGTCAAGTCGTCACCGTCACCGCTGACACGACCCTCAAAGCCGAGCAATCGGGCGCGCTGGTCCTGCTGGGTGTTGCCTCTGGCGCCACCGTCACACTGCCCGCTCCGTCTGAGGGCATGCAGTTCGACTTCTCGGTGTCGGTGTCTCGCACGAGCAACTCTTACAAGATCATCACCAACGCCGCGACCGTGTTCCTGCTGGGTGCCTACATGGCTGGCGACGCGACGATTGCCACCTCGGGCGACATCTTCACGGGCGACGGCTCGACCCACGTTGCGATGACGATTGACGGCGACACGAAGGGCGGTCTCGTCGGCGGCCATCTGCGCTTCACTGCTATCAGTGCGACGCAATGGTTCGTTGAGGGGCTGGTCATCGGCACTGGCACGATGGCTACCGCCTTCACCACGTCCTAAGTTCGGTGTAGTCGCATAAAAGCGGCTTTGACGCGCCCGGTTTGCGCCGGGCGCCTTTTGCCACAAAAAGACGAACAACCGTGGACGCATGGACCAATACGGATTTCTTCACCGCCGTGACATTGGGCAAAGTTCCATGGGCGCGGCGCGTGTTCTTCTCCGGGAATAACCCTGATATCGACCCCGGGACGGAACCAGAGGATATCTGGCCGTATGGCGGTGTTTTCGAGTTCAAAACATCGGGAGGCCAGCTTGAGCTTGTCTCATCGTCAGCCAATGACGCCGCCGCAGGGACGGGGGCCCGCACCGTGCGCGTGGACTTCCTGTCCAGCCAATATGCAGAGTTTTCAGAAGTCATTTCACTGAACGGAACCACTGCTGTTCCAACCAAAAGAACAGACATCCTTCGGATCAATGGAGCGACGGTTCTCTCTGCGGGTTCGTCGGGCCGTAACGAAGGCGCCATTACTATTCGAGATGTCGGTGGTGGCACGAATCGGGCGACGGTATCCACCTTCGTTGAAGGCGCCTCAAACCCAGGGCAATCATTTCTCGACCAAATGCTCTACACGGTGCCAGCCGGGCACACGATGGTTGTCTACTCCGTTGATATGTCGATCAATCGAGCGGCGGCCAACAGGTGGTTGACTGCTCGCGTATATGCAAGATCGAGCGCGGGCGTCATTCGCACGCCGAAGGCACTTAGCCTAAGTTCCGATCAAAGCTTTACACTCTCCGGAAAGATGCCGGTTCCGGTGCCGGAGAAAACGGATTGGTGGGTCAGAGTGATTAACGCAAGCGGCACAAACACCGACGTTAGCTGTAGTGCAGAAGCGATTCTGATTAGCAATGCGGGGTACTGATGAAATACGTAAAACACCCTGAGCACGGAAACCGGCATGTCGCGGATGAGGATGTGGCCGCCTACGTGGCTGATGGCTGGGTGGTATGGCCTCGCTCTGCTGCCGAGAAAGCAGGGGTCGCTGCTCCTGTGCCTGTTGCGCCTGAGCCGCCTAAACGTGGTCCTGGTAGGCCCAAGAAAGTCAAGCAATGACGACAGCGCGCCAGATCCTCGAAGATGCCCTGTCGTTCCACCTGAACAGGCTCAGTCCCGGTGAGTCGGCCGACGCTGATACGCTGGCCATTGGTTTGCGCGCGCTAAACAGCGTCGCTGATGAATGGAACGGATCGAAGTCCTTCCTGTTCCGGACAATCATCACGTCGTCGGCCTCACCAATCTCCGCATCAACAGGAACACTCGGCACAACCTGGGTCGGCCTCTCGCCCGGAGATGAAATCCTGGGCGTGACCTATCTTCTGGACGGGATGGATTTCCCGATGGCACAGCTGACGATGCAGCAGTACCACGAGCGCGTCGCTGATAAGGCGGAGGTGAGTGAGCCAGAGTTTTGGGCGCACGATGGGCTCGCCACGGTCTACTTCTACCCTATCCCGAACAGCAAGACGATCAAGCTGCGGACAAAAGCGGCCGTGAGCACGTTCGCCGACATTGATACGGATTACTCGATGCCTGCCGGGTATCGGTCTGCCCTGAGTGCTTGTGTTGCCGAACTGCTCGCTTTCTCGATGCTCGGTGGTGTCCCGCAAAACATCTCGGTTAAGGCTGCTGCGGCCAGGAACCGCATTGCTGCGCAGGCAAGCGATCCGGCAATCATTGGCGCCATTCCTCGGCGGAACAGCATCATCGAGGGTTACTGATATGGCCGGACAGCGTTACCTGCCTGTCGTTGGCCCCTCATACCAGCTTGCAGACCGC